GTGAGATCAATATCATAACAACCTCGGAGGATAAGACAGACAAGATCATGCGGATCGAGAGGGAACTGACTTCCATTCAGTCCCAGAAGGGTAAGCTGATCCATATTCGTGAGCAGATCAGGGCTGAGAAGGCGAAGCTTTCCGGGTCTGATGCCAACACGGAGATTGCAAATGCGTGGATTGAAGGGATCCTCGGAAAGGTCGGTGATACGGGTGGCTGACAGGATCACGACCTTTGTACAGTCCAGAAAAGACAAATGGCGATCAGACCCGACAGTATTCTTCCGTGATGTCTTGGACTTTACGCCGGATGAATGGCAGGCTGAGGCAGCAAGGGATCTTGCGCACTATCCGAAGGTAAGCATTAAGGCAGGTCAGGGTGTCGGCAAGACCGGCCTCGAAGCAGCAGTATTTCTATGGTTCCTGATGTGCTATCCCAATGCGCGTATCGTAGCCACAGCTCCTACCAGACAGCAGCTGAATGATGTGCTCTGGTCAGAGATTGCCAAATGGATGGCCAGGCAGCCATTGATCGAGAAAGTCCTTAAGTGGACAAAGACTTATGTGTACATGATTGGGTGTGAGAAGCGCTGGTTTGGCGTGGCCAGAACGGCAACTAAACCGGAAAACATGCAAGGCTTCCACGAAGACAACATGCTTTTCATTGTGGACGAAGCGTCCGGTGTTGCAGATCCGATCATGGAAGCGATTCTTGGCACGCTCTCAGGAGCAAACAACAAGCTCCTGCTGTGTGGCAACCCGACGAGGACCAGCGGCACTTTCTACGACAGTCACAACCGTGACCGGAGTCAGTATAGGACGCATACTGTTTCATCTCTGGACAGCACGAGGACAAACAAGGAGAACATCTGGTCGCTGATCGAGAAATATGGGATGGACAGCAATGTGGTCCGTGTCCGGATTCTGGGACTGTTCCCAAAGCAGGAAGACGATGTATTCATTCCTTCGGAAATAATTGAACAATGTACTTCAAAACAGTATGAGCTCCCGGAAGAAAAAGGGATGCCTTTTGTGATACTCGGATGTGACGTGGCCAGGTTTGGAGATGATGAGACAATCATCTATCGGAACTATAAAGGCCGGTTGACAATGGTTCAGCATAGACGTGGGCAGAACCTTATGGCTACTGTGGGTGATATTGTGAGGGAATACCGAAGAATCTATGAAGAGTTCCCTGAATACCGTGGAAGGGTATACGTCAATATTGATGATACTGGCCTTGGCGGAGGAGTTACAGACCGGCTCCGTGAGGTGAAGACTGAACTGGGATTGACGAATCTGTTCGTGATTCCGATCAATGCTGCGGAGAAGATTGAAACGGATACCGAGGAAGGGAAAAAGGCTGCCGAACGATACAATAACCTTACGACGGATATGTGGGCCTCCCTCCGGGATCTGTTGAAAGAACAAAATGTCGTTCTGGAAGATGATGACGAGACGGTGGCGCAGATATCTACAAGAAAGTATAAAATGGCTTCCAATGGCAAGCTGGAGATTGAGTCGAAAAAAGAGATGAAGAAAAGAGGCCTGCATTCCCCTGACCGGGCGGATGCGCTTACCCTGGCTGTCTATCTTGGAAAGATAAAGAAGTACACAGGAAGCGCTCCTTCGATGGATTATATCCAGGGCCTTGCGAAAGATAATTATTGGGGCCGATAGGCGAAAGAGAGGTGATGGAACATGAAAGAATATGGCCGTATAGGGCAGAAACGATGGGATGGCATTTTCTCCGAGGAGTTTCTGCCGGAATTGAATGGACAGAGTGGCGTAAAGGTATATCAGGAGATGGAACGTAACGATGATACAATAGGGGCGATCCTTTTTGCAATAAAGATGCTGATACGTCATGTGACGTGGAGGGTAGATCCGGGAGGAAGCACTCCGAAAGACCAGGAGGCAGCGGAGTTTGTCGAATCCTGCCTGGATGATATGCAGAATACCTGGACGGATACCATTTCCGAGATCCTTTCTTTCCTACCGTATGGGTGGAGCTTCCACGAGATTGTTTATAAACGGAGAAATGGAAGAAAGAAGGACCGGGCAAAAAGTTCTAAACATTCAGACGGCCTGATCGGATGGCAGAAGCTCCCGCCCAGGGCACAGGATACCCTGTACAGATGGGAATATGATGACAATGATAATCTGATCGGGATGACGCAGCAGCCGCCGCCTGATTACGAGATGTTGACGATCCCGATCGAAAAAGCACTTTTGTTCCGGACCGAATCCGTGAAGGACAATCCGGAGGGGAAAAGCATCCTGAGAAATGCATATCGTTCGTGGTACTTTAAGCGGAGGATGCAGGAGATTGAGGCAATCGGTATTGAGAGAGACCTTGCTGGATTGCCGGTGATCAATACGCCGCCGGGACTGGACATCTGGAATCCGGATGATCTGAATGCGAAGAGAATCTATGCATCCCTGGTCACGATGGTAAAGAACATCCGCCGCAATGAGGATGAAGGCCTTGTCCTGCCGGATGGGTATAAGGTGGAACTGTTGAGCGCAGGCGGTGCACGGCAGTTCGACACGAATGCTATAATCAGCCGGTATGATACAAAGATGGCCCAGACGGTATTGGCTGATTTCATTATGCTGGGTCATGAGTCCGTAGGAAGCTTTGCGCTCAGCTCCGACAAAACGGAACTGTTTGCCATGGCAATCGGAGCCTTCCTTGACGTGATCTGCGAGACATTCAACACCCAGGGTATTCCTGCATTGATTGATGTGAATGGAAGCCATTTCGCCGGCATAACAGACTATCCGTTCCTGGCCCACGGAGATGTCAATGACAGGGATATCACTGAGCTGTCCACCTTCCTGAAGGATATGATCGGAGTCGGAGTCCTTATGCCGGATGAAGATCTGGAAGATTTCGTACGGGATGCAGCGCATCTGCCGGAGAGAACAGACATTCCGGATGAAAGAGTCCCTGATCCTGTGAGAGAGTCACAGAGAAGAAAGCCGGAGGCAGATACTCAGACTGATGATGTGGATCCGGAGGAGAATGAACCGGAAGAGGATGAGGAGCTGGATGATGTCGGGGCAATAGAAGAGGCCCGGAAGAGACTGGGACGGTGATCGGATGGCGTTCGTGTTTATCGATCCCAAGAGGAACCGAAAGAAAGCGAAGAAGTCAGACGAAGCCCAGAGGGTTTTGGATGTGCTGGATGATTACCTGGAAGGTAATATTCAGGAGCCTGTAAGGTGGCTGGTGCGGTTCTGGAAAGATCAGGCCGCTGTATTCACGTATGCGGAGCTGAGAAAGCTGGTTTCAGAGGACGGAGAAGCAGACAGGCTGTATCAGACATGGTTTCAGGATTATTCCAAACTCTTGTCTGATAAGATCACCCCTATGTGGAAAGAAGCTTTCCTGGCCGGAGCTCATTCCCATCCGACGATCACAAGCGCCGGCTTTGAAGTGAACACGTCAGCAACCAATGTCAGAGAATGGATCCTTGAGAGAGGGGCAGAGCTGGTCACGAATGTCACGGAACAGCAGGTCGATGCTATAAAGTATGTCCTGGCTGAATCCCGTGTGGCTAGAATGAGTACGGCAGAGACAGCGCAGTATATCAGGCCGATTATTGGATTGACAAAACCGCAAGCCTCCGCAAACCTGCGGTATTACAATTCCATGAAGGACAGGCTGAGAGAAGACCATCCGAGGATGACCGATGCTTCGATTGAGAAGAAAGCCCGGATTGCTGCCGCAAAGTATGCGGAGAAACAGCAGAGGACCAGAGCCGAGACCATAGCCCGAACGGAAGCGGCATACGCCTATAATTATGGCAACGATACCGCAATCCGTCAGGCTGTGGAGCAGGGAAAGATCCCCATCATGCGGAAGATCTGGTCGACCGCTGCTGATGGCCATGTGTGTGGAGCCTGCGAGGATCTGGAAGGAACCGAGATCGACATGGACAAGGATTTCAGTGTCACCATCGGAAAGAAGGTGAAAAGAACCTTGTCGGCCCCGGTTCCGCCACTCCATCCCCGGTGTAAGTGTGCTGTGATGTATGAGGAGACGGGGGAATACAAGCGGCCGACAGAGGTTTCTTATGGTGGCTTAGAGGAAAACTGGTCAGACCTTGGCGAGAATGCAGATATATTTGACGTAAATCCAGATGATCGAAATGATAACTGTGTTAATACGGTGATAGCCTTTGAAATGAGATCCAGGGGAAAGTCTGTTGTGGCTGGCGAAGGAATGCCTGAGTTAATGCATAATTCTTTTGCGGGATGGATTAAGCCGGATGTAATACCTGTAACTCCGGGACGAGAGGCGTTTTCTTATATCGATAATGCTATGGCGCTATGGGGAGAAGGCGCAAAAGCGCAAATTTCTTTCTTGTATCCGCCTATGCCCGGTGAAAGTGTTATACATGGTCATTCTTTCGTCGCAATATGGAGAAACGGCGGGGCATCATATATTGACGTACAGCATAGAAAAGTGTACAATATAGATGAGGTAAGAGACATGCTGACATGGGCTCACACAATTGATTTCGCTAGGATCGATCGCCGTGATATTTCGGAGCTTGGGTTTAAAGCTTGCAAGGAGGTGAAGTGAATGTGCACATATAAAGAAGCCTTTAGCAAGGCTAAGAGAATGTTCGCCCAGAATGGATATCTGGACAGAGTAGATGGCGCATGTGAACTTCCCGATAAATGGCTTTTCTTTGGACGCCATGAGGAAGATAGTGTTTATGAGTATGGTAACTGTCCCATAAGTGTAGACAAAGAAACAGGCACCCCGTTGTGGTTCAATATTTTTGAGGCGGGGACGAATCATTTAAAAGAGTATAACGAAGCGAAGACTATTGCATTACCGCTGTAGATAAGAGAGTTGTCAAAACCGTCGGTCGAAAGACTGGCGGTTATTTAAAAAGCGAGGATTATCACTATGGCGAAAAATGATTTCTTTGTGATTGCGTACCGCATACTGGCATATCTCTATGAATGTATGAAACAGGGAGTTTTTCCGGACCTGAATGATGTTTCGTATGAGCGTCTTGGAATCCCTGAGAGATATTGGATTGATGTCATCAGAAACCTTTACGATGATGGATATATTACGGGAATCATTATCAGAGATTCTGTCGGAGGTATGACATGGGTCGCACCCGACAATCCCCGGATAACGATTTCCGGGATAGAGTTCCTGCAGGAAAATACAAGCATGAGCAAAGCAAAAGCATTCCTGAAAGAATTGAAAGAGATTATTCCAGGATTATAAGATGAGCGAATGAAGACCATCGGATTTTTGTCCGGTGGTTTTTTGTTGCCCAGAATGGAGGTTTTACCATGAAAAGATTCAACGACTATATAAATCATATCCGGGAGGAACCGGAACGGCGTACGGGGCCATATGAAGTCCTGAAGGGTAAATTTGAGATCCAGAAATCCTCTGACGAAAAGATGCAGGCTTTCGGCTGGGCGAACGTGTCTTTGGATGAGACCGGGAACCAGCTGGAGGACTGGCAGGGGGATATGATCGACCCGGAGGACCTGGAACAGGCCGCTTATGAGTTCGTCCAGTTTTATGGGAATGGCGGGGAGATGCACGAACCGGATAAGAGGATCGTGGCGAAGCTGATCGAGAGTGTAGTATTCACGGAAGAAAAGCAGCGGCTCCTTGGGATTCCGGAAGGGACATTGCCGGTTGGTTGGTGGATCGGCTTTCAGGTCCTGGATACGGATGTATGGGAAAAGGTGAAGAATGGCACCTATTCCATGTTCAGTATCGAGGGCGAGGCCGAGAGGGTGCCTGTCGGTGATGATGCGGATCAATGAGCGTTCTCGCTTTTTGATATAGATGACTACGGAAGAAAGGAGGTAAACCGGTTTTGGCAACCAAGTTGAAGAATATTCACCTTACAAAGGTCGATTTCGTTGATGAGGGAGCGAACCAGAGAGCGGATATCAAGCTCACAAAGAGTAAGGATCCGGAGGAAGGTTCACCGAATCCCGATATTGATGAGAAGAAAGGCGCCGGCCTGTTCAAGCGCTTTATTGCGTGGCTGAGAGGCGAAGGGCTGAGCCTTGAAGATGTGGAGAAAGCGGCTACATCGTTCGACCAGCAGATCAACGCAGCAAGCGTTGAAGATATCACGGAGGAGATCTGGAGCGTGACATACGCCCTGAGAAATTCCCTTGATTCGATCGTCTATGACATGGAGCTTGCCGCTACAGATAAGGCCACGGCAATGAATGAGAGCCTGACGCAGTTCACTGCGGCTATGCAGGATTATATACCGATATGGAGTGCCGGGCAGGAGGCAAAGATCAAAAAAGGCTTTGAGAAGCCAGACGAAAGCGAGCTTTCCGTCATGAAGAGAGATCACAGGTTCCTGGGAGAGATGATCGAGAAAGCAAAAGAAACGAAAGGAGAACTGGAAGAGATGCTGAAAATCGACAAAAGCAAAATGACACCCGAAGAGCTGGCTGCATATGAAGAGATCACCAAGAAGTATGCAGTCGAAGTTGAAGAGCCTGAGAACGTGGAGAAATCCGCAGGGGCTGAGAAGGAAGAGCTTCTGGATGAAGGCGAGAAGGTAGAGACTGCGAAGTCTGTTTCCGGCCAGCAGACAGAACAGAAAGCGGATGGAGCCGAAACTCTGATTGCTGATCTGAGAGCGGAAGTGGCAAAGCTGAAAGATGATGCCCTCACCAGAGAGCTGACTGCAGTTGCAAAGAAGTATGAAGTTCTGGGAAAGAAGCCCGAGGATCTGGTGCCGACCCTGAAGAGCCTTATGGCTGCCGGCGGTACTGCATATGACAACATGATCGCCACCCTGGATGATCTGGTTGCGGCACAGGAAGCTTCTGGAATCTTCAGCGAAATTGGAAAGTCCAGAGGAGGCTCTGCCGGCGGCAGATTTGAGAGCGAATCCAAGATCGAAGGGATCGCAAAGGGCCTGATGGAAAAGGATCCTACGCTGTCTCCTGCGGCGGCTCTTGCAAAGGCCTGGGAGAGCAACCCGGAGCTGATGGCTGAGTACGAAACAGAAGCAGGGTTTTAATCTGAGAGAGGAGGAAAGATAATCATGGCAAAGAATTATAATGGAGTGCAGATCAACCAGTCCGTGACCATCGCAGAGAAGATGGGCGAGGCTGTTGCAGATGTCAGAAACCTGATCCTGAAATATGATACCGATGGAAATGCTGTCCTGGCCACTGCCGGAACGGATGTCCCCATCGGTATTACTCTTATTGAGTCCGGAGCCAATGACGTGACCGGAGTCGAATCCGGAAAGGTCGCTGTCGGTGATGATATCGAGATCCAGATCAAGGACATCGGGTATGTGATCGCAGGAGAAGCGATTGCAAAGGGCGATGTCGTGACGGCTGGCGCTGGTGGAAAAGCCGCAAAGGCTTCGTCCGGTGACTATGCCCTGGGTGTAGCCCTTGGAGCTGCCGCCGCAGATGGCTACCTTCGTGTGCAGATCTGCAAATTCAAGGCTTGAGAAAAGAAGGAGGTATATATAAATGGCGAATAAAAAACTTTCCGCACAGGATATCCAGTTGGAGATCGCAAAGGGTAATTTCAGACCCCATACTGCTCTGAGCAATATTGCAATCTCTTACTACCAGAATGCAGCGAATTATTTCGCAAAGTCCATCTTCCCGGTGTGCCCGGTTGGAAATTCCTCCGACCTGTACTATATCTTCGACAAAGAAGATCTGCTGAGAGACAACTGGAGAAGAAAACCGGCATATGGCAAGGTAGATCCGGCCGTAGTTGCTGAGCATACCGGAATTTACAACTGCGATGTTGACCAGATGATCATGGGTATTGATCAGATCCGCCAGACCGACCTGAACCGGAGACTCGGACCGTCTGCCCTGATGAATCCGAAGCAGCAGAGAACCAGAACCATTGCCGAACAGGCAAATATCCACCAGGATAAACTGTTCGCCAATGGCTTTTTCAAGTCCGGTGTATGGACGAATGAATGGACGGGTGTTACGGCTACTCCGTCTGGCAAGCAGTTCATCAAATTCTCGGATGCAAATTCCGACCCGATTGAGTTTATTGACAGCCAGAAGCTGGCTATGCAGGAGGCTACCGGACGTACCCCGAACCGCCTGGCTCTGGGTTCGAATGTCCTGAAAGCCCTGAAGCATAATCCGTCTGTTATGGAGCGTGTGAAGTATGGCGGCTCCACTGCCAACCCGGCAATGGTTACCGAGAACGTCCTCGCACAGCTTTTCGGAGTGGAGAAACTGGTCACCCTGAATTCCATCATGAACAAGGCCGGCCTTGGTGAAAATGCGGATATGTCCTTCATCGGTGATCCGAACGCATTCATGCTGGCGTATGCGACCGACAGCCCGAGAATTGATGAGCCGTCTGCAGGCTACATCTTTACCTGGGATATGCTGGGAGATGGAAATCTTCTGCCGATCCTGAACTACCTGGGAGAGAATGGAACCCATGCGGAGTTCGTTGAGGGTCTCATGGCATATGATATGCGGAAGACCGCTGATGATCTGGCTGCGTTCTACAAAGATGCTGTCTGATGCTGTCTGATCGAAAGGTGGGATAATATGGCATACATAGCTAGAATTCCGGTTACTTTTGGAGGACGGAAGTTCTATAAGGGTGACCGGATCCCCGAAGAACTGGTCCTGAGCCCGAAGAGACAGGAAGAGCTGGGAACGATCACTGTGATCCCGGAACCGGAAGCCCCGGTGTTGGAGGCGGTGAAGGAGCCTGAATCCTTTGCGAAGGAACCGGAAGCCCCGAAGAAGGCCGGGAGAAAGGCCAAGAGTGGAGGAAGCGCAGGTGATGCCTGATGCCGAGAACATTCACGTATGATCCCTCCCTGATCCCGACCGATCCAAAAGACCGGATGAGGTTTGAACTGGGCGATACCATGGTGGAGGGACAGGCCGAGACCTGCGCTCTCTGCGATGAAGAATACAGGGCGATCATCCCTGAAAAAGTGGATACGGATTTGAAATGGAAAAGGGCCAAACTGGCGTGTCTGGAATCAATCATGAGGCGTTTCGCCTATGAGCCGGATACGAAGGTTGGCCCTTTGTCATTATCCCTGGGAGACCGGGCAAAGCTCTGGAAGCAGATGTACGATGATCTGAAGAAGGATCTGGATACTGCAGCGGTTTCTGCGGATGCGATCCTGAGCCTTGTCAACCATCCTGATTATGGAGAGCCTACAAAGCCTTATTTCTGGAATGGGATGATGAGCCATGAGGAAGTGGAGGGCCAGGATATATGATGAATCTGGGAGCAATGTACCTGAGGCCTGGGAACCTTTGGAAGAGTTTTCGGGTCAAGCGTAAACTGACATACAATCATTATGGGACAGTGAAAGAGGAGTACGAGGACACAGATCTTGCTGTCCTTGGAATCCTTGCCGAGGCGAATGACAGCCAGAATGAACGTTACAAGCATATGTGGGATCAGACACAGCATTCCCTCACCCACACGATGGTAGTGAGGGGCAAGGCTCCACTGATGAAGATGGACCTGCTTACCTGTGATGAGAGGGCATTCCTGGTGCTGTATAACGATGATGTCGGTGCCCTTGGCCTTGCCGGCCTCATTTATCTGGAAGAAAGGAACGATATAAAATGACACCTGGACAGGCGGCAGCGGTTTTACCCGTGAGAATAGATGGAGTCCGGACAGGGAAGATCCAGCAGGAGATTGAGAGCCGTACACCGAGGGCGGCGAACGCCTTGAGAAATGCGGAGCTTAATGATGTCCTGCGTGGGCCGAGCCCGTCAGCACCCGGAAATCCGCCGGGCGTTCGGTCTGGCTTCCTCCGGATTTCCTGGACAATGTTTTCAAGTGCATCCTCATTTGGCATTGAAAGTGGAGCTCATTATGCAGGCTACCTGGAGCATGGAACGAGGAAGATGGCAGCCCGTCCGTTCGTGGATAAGATCCAGCAGACCGCCATGCCGAATATTGTTTCTATTTTCTCAGAGATAGGAGGATGACATGCTGATTATTGATAAAACAAAGCCGGTTTTCAACACCGAAGAGATTCACCGGGGGACACTTGTCTATGCGAGAAACCGGGCATGGATGGAGGGGATCAGCGGTTTTGTGACAGAAACCTCGGAGAAGGAATTGCGGATACAGTTCCTCCCGGCCATACAGAATGTGGTCAGTCATTGGTATGTCTCCGCAGAAGACGTTGCAGACGGCCTCTGGACGCTCCGTTATTCCAATGACGGTATGTACACGGTGAATGAGTATCCGGAAGAATCTACGGGCAATACGGAAGCCTCCGGGGGTGATTCTGCAGAGGATGTATCCGGAGGGGATGGAGGGTCAGAATAATGGACATGAACCAGCTGATCTATACCAGATTGTCCACTGATTTGGAATTACGGCAGGAGCTTGCGAGATTCTACGACGCTCCTGCCATTTTTAACACAGAGTTTCCGGCAGACCAGGCAGAGGGATGGATGGGGAAAACGCAGTATCCGAGGATCGCATATCGGTATGATATGCAGGCGGATCCGCAGCGTTCATCCTCCGGAACCCTGCACGTAAGTGTCTACTCCGGGAAGGATATGATGCAATGCGAACGGATCGAGAACATGGTGAGAAGGGCTCTCCAGAATGTGGTTATGAAGCCAGAGGACGGAGACCCTTTTTGTGTTTCATGGGCTCGGACCGATCCCTTTATAATCGAGGGCTCCAATATCCTGCTGAAAGACGTATCCTTTGACATCGTTGATTTTCCAGTACAGATCACTACGATACCGGATCCGGCTGAAGCCATGAATCGCTTTATCGGGGAGATTTTTTCAGGGGTGTATAGAATCTCATACGATGCGATGGAGGATATCTACGAGCCTGCGGAGCAGTCTCCTGCATTATATGTCCGTGTTGTCTCCTCGAGCAAAATGCAGGAGACGTATGCTCTGGTATTTGTCAATGTGGTTTTGTCGATCCATGTTATAGCCCCGACTGCGGAAGCACGAATGACATGGACGAGGGTCATATTTAATGAGCTGTTCAAGCGGGGAGAGATCGCTATATATGATGGCACTGAGCCGCATCCGTTTATCATTGACGGGATTGAGCCCAGTAATACATACAGCTTCCTCACGACTGGACAGTTGACAGTGCGTGGGATGTATACCATGCTCTCTCACCGAATTGAGAGAGAACGGGAAAACCCCTTGATGCATGCTTATCATACGGTGGAAGGAGGTTAATTCATGCCGAAGAAGAATGAAGCTGAAACGGTTGAGGCTGTAAATGCTGAACCGGAATATACGGCAGAGGAATTTGCCGAGAACAGCCAGATCTTCGGAGTGAATCCTGATCTGGTGATTGCGGCTTTCCGTATGGAAGGAATCAAAGCCGCAACAAAGACGAAAGCGGAGAGTGTAATCAATGCTTTCAAGAATAAACCCATTACCCATTAAAGAGGAGGTATAGAAGAATGAGCGGTTTTTTCACCCTTGGAGAAACGAAAGATCGTCCCGGCGTGTATAAGCGGTTCGAAAACCTGGGGACCGAAACACCTGGCGCAACCGAAAAGATTGCCGCCTGCGTCGTATCCGGGAACTGGGGACCGCTGAACACTCCGGTCAAAGTCGATCATAATGTGGATGTGTCCACGGTGCTTGGATCCGGCAGCGGAGCGGATGTCTTGTCCGAGATCTTCTACGATGGTCCGTCCCAGGCGATCGTTGTCCGTGTCGGTTCCGGCGGCACAGTTGGATCCGTAACCCTGAAAGCGAAAGCTGAAGGATCTGAGTCCAGTGCAAATGCACTGAAGGTAGATACCAAGTACCCGACGGACAGAGCGTTCAGCATCACCGTAAAACCGGCACTGGATGATGAGACAGTCACCGAGGTAAGCCTGTATGAAGGAACCCGGCTCCTGGAGTCCAGAAGCCTGACCGGTACGGACGGTGTAGCTGATTTTGTCGAGGCGTTTGCGAACAGCAAATATATCGACGTGACGAAGCTGTCCGGAGCTTCCGGAACACTGGATACCGTCACGCAGGCCGCACTGGCCGGAGGAGCCAATCCGACCGTGACGAACCAGTCCTATTCCGATGGATGCGCAGCCCTGGAGAGAGAGGTCTTCCATTACGTATGTGTGGATACCAATGATACCGGAGTCCATTCTATTCTGGCGGCATTCATCCAGAGAATCTACAAGGACGGAGCCTATGGCAGAGCGGTAGTCGCTGAGCCGAAATCCGTGGCGGTAGATGTGAGAATGGCCCATGCCCAGGCGTTCAATGATGAGAAGATCATCTATGTGCTGAACAGCTGGAACGGCACCAACGGTGTGAACTACAATGGCTACCTCGCTGCAGCCCGGATCTGCGGTATGTGTGCCGCCTGCCCGTCCAATGAGTCCCTGACCCATGCAGCCATCAAGGGAGCGTCTGAACTGGATGAGTCCCTGACCAATGGCCAGATCAAGAGAGGCCTGAACTCCGGCTGCCTGATCATCAGCATGTCCAAAAATCAGCAGGTCATCATCGAAAAGGCCATCAACACCCTCGTGACTCTTGCAACCAATCAGGATGCCGGCTGGAAGAAGATCAAGAGAGTGGACGTTCGGTATGAACTGTGTGACCGTATCGAGAAGGTCGTGGATCCGATGATCGGGAAGGTAAACAATGATACCAATGGCCGGGCAGCAATCATCGCAGCCATGCAGAGAGTTATCGACGCAATGGTAGGAGAGGCAAAACTGCTTTCCGGATCTGCGTTGCTCGATACCACGAACCCGCCGGCTGGTGACAGCGCATGGTTCACCGTCACTGTGGATGATATCGACTCCCTTGAGCATATCTACCTGACCTTCAGGTTCCGGTTCAGCCAGAACTCCTGATGGCATTGAAGAAAGGAGAATAGACTATGCCTTTTATCAATGAAATGGCATCTGAGGATGCAAGAAACGTCCGCTCTGGTAAAGACGGGGCGGTTTACAATGGGAATGGCAAGCTGCTTGCCAGCGTAAAATCCTTCACCGCTGACGAGAATGTGACCACGCAGCCCTATCAGCCGGTCGGATCCATGCAGGAAATGGCTGTGCCGGTATCCTACAAGATCACTATTTCAATCGAGCAGTATGTGGTAGAAGATGACGAGTTCATCCAGGACCTGTATAACATGAACGAACATGGTATTGTTCCGGAATGGAATTTCCAGGGAGCGATCCAGGGATTCAATGGATCTGAACAGCGTATGGCATATCCGAGATGCGTTCCGGATGGGGATATTAACCTGCAGAATATCACCATCGGTGAGCTTCTGACCAGAACCTGGAATATGACCTGCAATGGGCGTCCTAGACAGCTCGGTAGATTGAGCAAATAATTTAATACGATTACGGAATTGTTAAAGCGCCCGGAGGCATTGTCATGATGCTTTCCGGGCATTTTTTGTATGAGGAGGACAACACAATGTCGAAGAACACGGACGAGATGAACCTGACACAGGAAGAAAAGAACGAAGTGATCCGCACTTATGAAGATGATATTCTGGGCGGACTGCTGAAGGCTGCGAATTTCAGGGACGATCCTGACGAGATCCATCCTGTGGAGATTGTGCGGAATAATGTTTGCCTGATCAAGTTCCATATCCACCCACTGAGTGAGGAAGAACTTGTCGACTGTCGGAAACGTCATACCAAGTATATGAAGCACAAAGCGACTGGGGCGAGAATTGCTGAATCGGTGGATGGACCGGCTTTCAGATCCGAGGCCATTTATCTTGCGACCACGGAGGAAGATCGTGAAAAAATCTGGGACAATAAGAAGGCATGGAAAGAGCTTGCCGTTTTTAATGGTATTGCTATGATTGATGCCGTTCTGAAAGGTGGAGAAAAAGATGCAGTCTATGACAAGATTGAAGAAATCTCCGCATATAACAGTGATCTTGATGAGACCACAAAAAACTAATTGAGGCAGGGGGGAAAAGTACCCTCCTGCATATTATTTTCCAGAGGCACCATATTCCGCCAGATGAGTTCTTTGCGAAGCCGTTATGGGCGCAGGCTTTTATGAGACAGTCCATGCTGATTACTTTGGACAATGAAGAGAAGCGAAGGCAGGAAGCAGAACAGAAAGCAAAGATAAGAAAAAGGAGGTGACGCACTGTGGCAGCGGAGACGATAAGAATTGAAATACCTATCGAAGCGAAAGATAAGACCTCAGGGGGCGTCAATTCCGCACAGAAGAACCTGAGTAAGCTCGACAGAATCATGGATCAGATGCAGGATAAGCTGTCCAGGATTACCCGGGGAGGCTACAACATTGATATTGGTGTGCATGACGGCGCCACTGAAAAGATTGCATCTATTGAGGATGCTGCCGGGAGTATTGGAAGGGCTGGATCGGTTATTGATCTGGGAGCGAATGACGCTGCCACTGGTGTGATCGCCGAGGTGGAGGATGCCGCAGCAAGACTGAATGGAGAAAACTCTACAGTAGAAGCCCAGGCCGACGATGCGGCAACCGGAGTCTTGGCAGATGTTCAGGATTCCGTTTCAAACCTGAATGGCGAAACCGCTGTCGTGCATGTAGAGGCGGACACGTCCGGAATTGATTCTGCTATGGCAGCCGGATCCGGAGGCGGGGGAGGAAGTTCCTTCAGTATGCTTGATCTTGCTATTGGAGGAGCCGCCGCAGGGGCCGCAAAGAGTGGCGCAGGATATCTGAAAGCCGCAGCAGCCTTTGGCGGGATGACTCTTGGAATAGGCAGTGCGGTTGGAACCTTTAAGGATTTCGAAGCCGGTATGAGTCAGGTGGAAGCTATATCCGGTGCGACCGGGGAACAGATGACACAGTTGACCGCAAAGGCCCAGGAGATGGGAGCCAAGACAAAATTCACAGCCACCCAGTCTGCGGAGGCTTTTAAGTATATGGGTATGGCCGGATGGGATGCCGAAGCGATGCTTGCCGGTATCGAACCGATTATGAATTTGGCCGCCGCATCTGGGGAGGATCTTGGTACAGTATCTGATATCGTGACTGATTCCATGACAGCGTTTGGAATGACTGCAAATGACACTGGGGATTATGTAGACATACTCGCTCAGGCTGCCAGAAAGTCAAATACTGATGTTTCCATGATGGGTGAATCTTTTAAGTATGCCGCACCTGTTGCCGGTGCTATGGGTTATACCGCAAGCGATACGGCTATTGCCTTGGGCCTTATGGCGAATGCTGGTATAAAAGGATCACAGGCCGGTACGTCATTGAGGAGAGCCCTTTCGAACCTGGCTTCTCCTTCTACCACAACGGCGAGTGCCATGGCAAAATATGGAATCTCGCTTACGGATTCGGCTGGCCAGATGAAATCGCTTCAGGAATTGATGATTGATTTCAGGTCGAACCTTGGAGGGCTGAGCGAAGCTGAGCAGACGGCGGCAGCCTCCGATTTGTTTGGAACAAATGCCATGGCTGGTATGCTTGCCATAATCAATGCTGAAGATGAGGCTTTTAATAGTTTGATTCATGATATTGAGAACAGCAGCGGCGTGGCAAGCACGATGGCTGATGTTATGATGAATAATCTTCAGGGATCGATAACGTTATTGTCATCCGCTTTTGATGGTGTACAGATGGCTCTTGGTGAAAGATTGAGCCCATATATTCAGGGGGCTGTGGATACACTGACCGCAGCAATGCCTGGTTTGACTGAAGCCATCAATACGACGTTCGATGGGATTGATGAGGCTTTTGCGACTGAAGGATTGTCAGGTGTTGCCACTGAAATCGGAAATATTATCGGTGATATAGCGACCACGATTGGAGAAAAAGGTCCGGAGGCTATTGAAGAAGCCTCCACTTTTATTTCGAATCTTCTCAAATCTCTGAGTAGTGCGGAAAACGCTGATAAGATAGGGACTGCAGCGGCAGGAGTAATAACAGAGTTCGGAACCAGTATGGCTACTGTTGGTGGCGATTATGTTGTTGCAGCCGGGTCTTTGATAAAGGGCTTGACGGACGCCCTGGTTGCGGAAGACGCAGGAACAAAGATTGCTGATGCTGTGAAAAATGCTATGTCGGATGTCGGAAAGTGGTTTGGAGAAAATGGAGGAGATTTTGGAGCCGCCGCCGGCGAGCTGATAGCACAGCTTGCTGGAGGAATTGCTTCGAACTCCGGTGAGCTTCTTGTCGCTGGTATAAATATCGTGCAAGGAATTGGCGAAGGTATTATCGAGGCGGGGGTGATATTGGTCGGACAGGCTCCTAAGATTGTCGGTGATCTGGTAAATGGATTCATTGAGGCAATCCCGAGATTTTTCGAAGCTGGTGTGGCTATTGTCTCGGCTGTGATAGATGGCATCATGTCGCTCGGTGAGGCGGCTGGGCAAGCCTTGTATGATGCTCTTACCATGACGTATGAACCTACGGCTATGGAGGATATCTTCAATCCTCAGATGGTGGAAGCGTATGGCCAGCATGTTGATGCTATAAATGATAAGATGGTCGAGCTTGCCAATACAACTGGAAATTATAGCCTTGATGGGTGGGTTTCTGAGTTGGTTAATGGAACAATGTCTCTTCAAGAAATTATGGATCATATGAGCCAGCTTGATCCGTATGATTTTGATTATGCTGAAATGGAAGGCGACATGACTAATAATTTCATACCTCTCATGCAAAAGGCTATGGATGATCTTGGAATCACTTACGAGCAGGCGGAGCAGACGGTTGAAGAGGCGTCCACCGGTATATCGGAAGCGACCAAGAAAGCAATGGATGCGGCGAGTGAAGGCCTTGCTGATGGAACATCCACAGCTAAAGAAGCTATGGACCAGGAGTTCGATGGATTGATTGAAAAAGCCCAGAGCACTGGCACGGAAGTTCAGGAGGCTCTAGATATTGACCTTGCTGATTCGTTGGGAGGAATAACCGGAGACACACTTACAGAATTGTTGAGCGCAGAGGATATCGGAGCGAAAGCAGATGAAATAAATGCTGCGATGGAAACTGTGGCGAGTGGGCTTGCATCGGCAGGTGAAAAAATGTCATCCGCTGTGTCTGAATCTATGACGGCTATAACAGAAAGTTTGGGCCAGGCGCAGGAAGCTTTTGCGAGTTTCCAGGAGGCGGCGATGGCTGCCGTTTCTGCGGTACAGGAAGCAATGGGCATAAGCGTAGGTGGTTCATTAGGCAGTGCCGAAAGCACAGCAGGAAGTACTGGAACACAACCGTCTGCTATTGAGACAGATGTCGAAATCAAGGCGAAAGCTGTTATGGCAGATGTTAATGTTCAGGAGGCACTTCAGCAGATGAAAAGTCAAGTGGACGAGGTATTCGGCCCGCCGATTCCAGAAGAAACTCCAGTCGAAGATACCCTTAACGAGACGGATGATTTGCCATCTGTTTATGGGGCTTTTTTCCAGGAGGTGTCCTCGAGGTTTAGTGAGGCCATATCTGTAACCACGCCAGTGAGTATTACCCTTGCTTATAGTATCACAAACCCGCATGCCAGCATTGATATCGGAGGATCTGCCTCTGGATCTGGCTCTTTGACAGCGACAGTACATTCTGCTTCTGGACGTTATGTTGATGGCTTCATGGTGTCTACCCTTGGCGAGGATGGCCCTGAGTATGTTATTCCTGTTGGAAGCGGATACAGGGATCGTGGCCTTACTTTATGGGAACAGGCTGGCCGTGATCTGGGAGTTCCTGGATTTGCCGATGGCGGCTTTGTTGGTGGCCCTGCCCCGAATTACAGCCAGTACCTGAATTCCGGAACCTCCGGAGGAGGCACAAGCAACAACAATGACATCCAGGTGAATCTGGCCCCGAACATCACGGTGAACGGAGCCGGAGACGCTCAGCAGGTGGCTGAAGAGGTGAAGAGGGCGATCCTGTCATCGACAGACGATATCGCAGCGAACCTTGGAAGACGGATGCAGGAAGCGTATGCCAATATGCCACGGTAAGGAAGGAGGGAACCAATGGACATATATCTGACAGCGTTTGAAGGCCTTGGAGATTTCCGGTTCCCCTCCATGCCGGAGGAGATCACGGTCAATACCGGGACATCATACCAGTCCTACAAGATCATCAATATTGGTGAAGTGAGAGTGCCGAAGGGGACTGATTGTGAAAAGATCTCATGGGATGGATGGTTCTGGGGGCTTCCCCGTAGAAACATGGAATACCTTGGAGACTGGAGTGATCCGCTGGCCGCAGTGAGACAGCTCCAGGCCTGGATGGAGAATGGAACACCGATGCGGTTATTGGTCACGGACACAGGGATCAACCTGGACGTGACCATTTCCAGTTTTAAGACGAAGAGATCCGGAGGCCATGGAGATATCAAGTACAGCATCGAGTTTGCGGCCTATCGTGAGCTGAAGATGTATACGACATCCGAGATGGGGATTACGACCTACGAGATGAAGACCACGAACCGGAACACATCTCCGTCGACCGCAGCAAAGTGGGCTACCTCCCAGACATCGTATACGACTGTATCCGGTGACAACCTGTGGCAGCTTGCCCGGGAGGCTTATGGGGATGGAAGCAGATGGACGGATCTTTACGATGCGAATGCAGAGACACTGAACAAGGCTGCTGTTGAGCATGGGGATGAAGACAGCAACTGGGGCGAAAAGCTCCTGCCTGGTACCCGGCTCGTTATCCCGTAGGAGGTGGCCATGGATGTTTGATGCTTACAAGATAAAGTACCGCCTCCTGCTGGTCGATGAAGCCGGTGTGCAGAGAAATGTAAAGGAGTATGCCGGCAGCCTGGGCTGGGAAGAGAACCCGAAACAGCTCGCCACGAAGATCAGTTTTACGGTGTTCGAGAAGACCGCCGACAGCCGCATCTCACAAATGGCAAAACCGGGCACTTTGGTTATAATCACTGCAGAGATAGGGTCACGTAAAGAAGAGGTAGCACGGGGCCATATCACGTCCTGGGAGCCAACCAAATCGAACCAGAAGGATGAGTTCAAGATCACGGCATACGATGAGCTGTTCAACCTCATGAAGAGCCAGGACAATGTATATTATTCTGCCGGCACCGGCACGAAGACCATTATCAATGACCTGGCAGGTAAATGGGGAATCCCGATTGCGTCCTATAACGGTCCGAACGCCACGCATGATAAGCTTGCCTATAGCACGAAAAACATCGCAGAGATCATATACGATGTCCTGGATGATGCCGCCAAGAAGGGCGGCGTCCATGCAATTCTCCGGGCTGTAAAGGGAAAGATCAACGTGGTCAAATGGGGATCCAATTCCGAGGTCTGGTGCTTTGATGTGATGAACTCCGAGTCGGAAACCTACAAGATTTCCACGGAGAGCATGATCACCAGGGTCAAGGTCATGGGAGAACAGAACGATGACGGCCGGACTCCTGTCGAAGCTGTCCTGGATGGAAAGACCAGCTTCGGGATCCGTCAGAAGATCTACCGGAGGGGCAAGGATGAGTCTGTCGCAGACGCAAAGGCAGCCGCACAGGACATCCTGAACGAAGAAGGGGATCCGGAGGAAACGATCATCGTAAAATCTCCGGATGTGCCCTTCATTCGCAAGGGAGACAAGGTCCGGGTCAAGATCAATTATGCTGACGGTTTTTTCTTCGTGAAGGGCGTTAAGCATGATGCCAGCACCTGCAGCATGACGATGACCCTGACCAATAAGGAGAGTGAGAAATAATGGCTTATGATTCGAACAGCGGTGTCGCACTCCTGGCAAATGTGCTTTCGGACCGGATGAAGGAAGAAAATCAGTCTCCGCAGGACATCGACTTCGCAGTGATCAACGAGGATTACAGCCTCCGGACGAATCGGTTCCCGGTTGATATCCCGGCAACGGATTATACCGTGTGCCGCCATCTTTGTGAGAGAATCGTCCGGATCCCTGCCGAGATCACAGCGACCGCTTCCGGAGGCTCCCATGGAGGGCATGAATACGGAGATGGATCACACACGCACAGCGTGGACATGACTCATGAGCATCTGTATAAGACCCGGTATCTGAAGCCTGGAGACAGGGTGCTTGTGGTCTGGATCCAGAACGAGGTATGCGTCATTGATCTGATCGTCCCGGCAACGGATATCCAGAAAGGGGGCGAGGTGTTATGAGTGATACTTTATTCCCGGTTATCGATCCACCGGAACCGTTGGAGGATGCCGGACTTTATGATACACGATACCATCCCACCGTGTTGTGGGACAATGAGAAGGGCGATTTCGTAAGGGATGGAGCCAACCGCATGATCGTATGTGATGGGATGGAAGGATTCAAGACCTGGTGCATGAAGATCGCCACAACAGAAAGATATACCTGCGCTGCCTATGATGCGTCCATCGGAACAGAGATGGAAGAAGCGGTCAAGGAGCCTACCCATGCGGCCGTTGAATCGGCTTTGCAGAGAACGATAACAGAAGCCCTGATGGTGAATCCCCGGACAGAATACGTCCGGGATTTTTCGTTTTCGGAGGAAGGTGATCAGATCTGGGTCACGTTCACCGTTAAGGGGATCGAATGGGAGGAGTTCAAGATCAGTGCAGCAATAAAGGGAGGTGGAGGAAGTGGCTGAAGAATTTATCACGCCTGATTTTTTGCAGGATGCGGATGCTGAGATCATACAGGCCAGAATGATGGAGGCACTGCCTGCAGACATAGATGATATGCCCGGTGGGTTCCCTTGGGACTTCACGATGCCGACTGCCCTTGTGATCAGTGAGTTCGCACAGTACAGATTGATAAGGGTCATGCAGGCCATGTTCCCTCAGTATGCGTGGGGATCCTGGCTCGACCTGCATGGTGCGAGGGTGAATGTGATCCGGAGGTCAGCAAGGGCCGCTACCGGGACGCTAACGGTCACAGGAGCCGTAGGAACTGTGATCCCGGCAGGAACAGTGTTTTGTACACCGGCAACGGATAACAGTGATTCCATACTGTATGCTACCGATTCGGCGGCAACGATACCGAGTGGAGGATCCGTCAGTATCCCGATCACGGCTGTCGTTCCAGGAAGTGCCAGTAATGTTATGGCCGGTGCTATCAGCCTTGCGTTCAAGCCGATCCCGGCACTGACATCGATCACGAATCCCGCAGCTATCACGGATGGCACGGATGTTGAGGATGACGAGACATATAGGGAGAGGATCGTCGATTACTACAGAAACACGATCAGTTTCACAGGATGCCCTGCCGATTATGTCCGATGGGCGAAGGAGGTATCTGGTGTAGGGAATGCCTTGTGCATCCCTGAATGGAACGGCCCCGGCACAGTAAAGCTGGTCATCGCAGACGCACAGGGAGAACCTGCAAGTCAGTCCATCCTTGAGGCCGTGCGTGTGCATATTATGGGACCGACAGACGGTTCTATGCTGAGGCTTGCCCCGATTGGAGCTGCCCTGACCGTAACCGCACCGGAGATCGTAAGGCTTATCATTTCGTTCGATGTAAAGCTGAAAGATGGTTACGATGTAGATATGGTTAAGGAATCTGTCCAGGAGTCTTTGAAAAAATACTGGGTTGAGGCTGTGAAGAATCAGGAAGTCCATTACGGTGATGTTTTCTCGATCATCAATACCGCACCCGGTGTGTATGATTGCAGAAATGTCAGGATCAATGGCGCTTCGAATAATGTTTCTGTCACGCTGTCCCAGTACATCCAGACAGTTATGGAAACCGTCAATGTCTATGCGTAAGGAGGCGATTAGATGAATCTGGAGAACTTTCCGATTTCGCCGACTGCCAAGAAGATGCTTAAAATGGTCAGTAATGGTTTCTATGATGACTCATATGTCGGGAAATGGATCTATCAGGTCATGGGTGCTGAGCTTGATTCCATAGGCGAAAAGGTTGGTGAATTGCCGGAGCAGGCTTTTGTTGACAGAGCTACATGGGGGCTTGCATTTTGGGAGGATCTAGTCGGAATTGCAATCAGGGAAGATCTGAGTAATGAAGAGAGAAGGATTCTGATCAAGAACAAGCTACGAGATAATCATCCGATCAGCCCGGCATGGCTGAAGCAGTATCTGGAGTCATTGACAGGTCGTACTGTTGAGATTATAGAATATCCTGGGTCGTATATATTCAATGTCACTGTCAAGAGCGGTGATGGAGATTTCGAAGTGCCGATTATTCTGGATGCCTTGCAGGAAGTAAAGCCGGCACATCTGGGTGTGCATATCACGATCCAGAATGATTTCAAGGCTCCTCTCTTTTTCGGCAGTATTCTTGTGGAACGGGTCGAGGAAACGATTGGCTGTGATTCCGTTCCCGGCATGGCGTTTTATCTTGGCGATGATACGCGCGACGAAGTGATCGGGGACGACAGCGGAAGGTATCTGTACGGATGGGTCACAATTTGAGAAAGTGAGGTGTATGAAACAGCATGAATTTTCCGAATTTTCAACTGACCAGTGCCGGCGCGGATGCGATCATGGAGGCTGTTTACAACGGAGCCACGATCACGTTCACAGCCGTTAAAATGGGAGATGGAAATGCTCCCGCGGACATCAAAGAGATGACGGACATTGTTCACACACAAGCAAGCGCGAGCTTTACAAGCATACACGTGGAAGATGGCGTTGCAAATCTGGATTTTATTTTCAATAATTCGTCGATTTCTTCCGGTTTTTATTTGAGAGAGCTCGGAATCATGGCATGTGTCGACGATGCTGATCCAGTCCTTTACGCTTACACTAATTCTGGTTCGAACGCCGGATACCTGAAGCCGTATGCGTCCGATAACTATGTGAATATGCTTTTCAGCGTGTTTGTTGCAGTTGGAGATGCTGAGGAAGTCACTGCGATCATCAGTGGGGCGGCCGGATATGTCACGGAAGAGATCTTCCAGATGCATGTTCAGGATTACAATAATCCGCACAGAATGACTAAGGATCAGGTTGGTTTGGGAAATGTCCCGAACCTTGCTCCGTCTGATATGACCGTCAATTTTACGAAGGCATCGTCCCTGACTCAGCCCACATCCGGATCAAAGCTGTCCGTGATTATTGGGATTCTGGCGAATGCAGTGGAATCCCTCACTGATCATATTGCGAACAGAGGTAATCCGCACGGAGTGACGTATTCCCAGATTGGGGCGGCGTCCGCATCGCATACGCATACATACAGCCAGGTGGGAGCGGCAGCGGTGAATCACTCGCATACGCTTGCTTCTCTGGGAGCGGCCTCGGCCAGTCATGTTCATGATACGAGCCATATCACGACCGGCACGCTTCCTGTCGCAAGAGGTGGCACTGGAGTAACAAGTTACGATGCACTGGAGATAGCACTGGCAGCTACTGTAGATGAGACAAAGGAATACCTTGAGATCGGCTGATTATATCACTCAGTGAGCCGTCCATTTTGACAAATCCTCTGTTTCGCAGAAAGGAGAATCTGAAATGCCTAATATTGTAAAAATTAGGAACTTGCCATCCGCGTCTGAGTTGACAGACGGTGATTATGCGGCCATTGACAACTCCACCGATGGTCTGAGAAAAGTGCCATTTGGCGGAATCATAAACGGAATGAAAAGTGAACTTGCGGATCTGAATAAAAGAATGAGTATCAAAGATTTGCAAGGCAAAGCTATATGCCATCGAGGCTTTGGATGGAAAAGTATTAAGCTCCCGTTGGTATGCCAGAATACTATAAAGGCTTTTCAGTTGGCTATTGATAACGGATATTTGGGCGTTGAAACGGATGTCCAAAAAGACGCTGATGGAGTAATATGCTGTTTTCATGATGTGACGGTCGATGAGCTGACCGATGGAAATGGTTATTTTAAAGATTACAGCTATGTCTCGCTGCATTGCAAAGATGGAAACGGCGTGGTTACCGCCGAAACGCCGATTACATTAGCGCAGGCCTGCGATTGGGCTTCCTCCAACAATGCTGTCCTTGAAATCGAAATAAAAACAGATAATGGCGGAAGCGCTGCATCCGTTGATGAAGTGGTGGCGATTGCAGAAAAATATCAAACAATAATAATAATCAACTGCCAGTTCAACAGAGCACTTCTTAATGAATGCCAGGCAAAATATCCGGAGTGTTGGAAATCGACAACTTATTACGGTTCCAGCACGATAAACACAACTCTGATTGATACGCTGTATAATACCGGCTATACAAACCTGATCCTTCATACGAAGGCTGAAAACGTTGTGGATTATAGTGCAATTAAATATGCGTATGAACACGGGTATCTTATTATGCGCTACAGTAACGCGTATTCAGATGAGGGCTTCCGCTTCGATAATGGTTATTCGATGACATTCGGCGAAGATCCCGGTAGGCCAAATTTTGCATCGCCACTGATTTTCGATAGCGGATGGGTTCTTGTAGACGATAATGAGATGCTGAGCAATTTCAAAAGCGTTTCGGACGTTAATTTCAAATTTGGTTACAGATACATCAATAACATGGTGTACTTAAAAGGCATCGTCCAGAAGAACGACTGGACTGCTCTTCCTAAAAACAATAGTACAAGAGCAGTTCTTTTCACGTTGCCTAAATGCTGTAGGCCAGATCAATTCCAGAGAGATATCGGAAATATTGGGGATGCGTTAGTCGGATATCATATTATATCTATCAATCCGAACACGGGCAGCGTTATCCCTTGTTATTCTGTGAGCAACAACATCTCGTTGGATGATATCAACAGTGAGACATATACAGTATTCATGCAGTTCCCAGCTGTTAATTATAAAGGTTAATACCTGCAAAAGGAGGACTGAACATGGCATTAAAGGATAGACTTGTAAATCTGGAAGACCTAAAAGCATTGAAAGACTGGATCGAAGGGAGAATCGACATGTGGCAGGATATTACGGATACTTTGACGTGGGCGGATGCGACATGGGTGCCACAAAATAACACTGCGAATGCACACCCAACAAAAAACACTGAAGATCGTAGCGGTAGTGCTATATCTCCGGAGGGATATCCATTGTTGCCTTGTTATGGCAATGTGAAGGTGGCAAAAATCGCTGTTAATCCAGGAGAAAAATATAGGATTACGAGCTGGTATACGTACTCTAATTACGCTTCTGATACAGACGGAAATAGGGTTAGTGGCAGCGAGTATTACGTTTCCCAATATGCCACAGCCAAAGCGTCGGACGACCTGATCACGGCAGGAACAAGGCACAATTTGGACGTAAGCTATTACAGCGATACTAGGAATAAGCTTGACTGGATGTTTATCAGTACAGAACTTACGGTGTCTAAAAATGCAAAATACCTGTATGTTTTTGATTATTCATGGTATATGGACAAAACCACCGGCGACATCATCGTCGAAAAAGCACAGTAAACCCAAAGCCGTCCCCAGTGGGCGGCTTATTTCATAGGAGGAAATGCCAATGCTAGGAAAACTGGCAGATTTGGTCACAAGCGATGCAGTGATCCAGTGGCTCCTGATCCTGATCCTGTTTGGCTACTTTGTCTATAAAGAGTGGCCAGACATTACAGGAAGGGTCAGGGGCAAGGTCAAGAAAGACCTGCAGGCAGAAGAAACAGACCGGACGCTCACACAGCGCCTTGACGGGATCGAGTCGGATGTAAAGTCCATCAACGAGAAGTTGGATCGAGATTACCAGCGGATCAACGTTCTTGAATCAGAAATGCGCAGGGCCAAAGAATCACAGGCGAACACGTCTGAAGAACTGGAGATCATCATGGAAGCACTGATGGGGGCTCTCGGCGGCCTGCAGGAGCTGGGAGCCAACGGGCCGACACGGGAGGCAAAGACAAAGATACAAGATTATCTGAACCGGAAAGCACACCGAGAAACCTGAAGGAGGTGATCACGTGGGAACGCATGTCGGCAGAGAAACGCTTTGCAGTAAGAAGGTGGATAATACGATCCGTCATACACAAGGCGACACGCTTGACCGGATCGTCAGCCTTTTTATCGAGGACGAAAATGGGCGGATGGTTCCATTTATACCATCTGAGGGCGACACCCTCCGGTTTGCCCTAAAAGGCCGTGCGTCTGACAAGAGCCCAATCATCAAGGTAGACATCCCGATCGACACCATGAACCTTCGGGTCGAGGCAGAAGAAATGAAAAAGATCCGAGCCCGGAGAGAACCGTACTGGTATGATGTCGAGATTACAGTACAGAAGACGGACGGAAAAGTCAACGTGGACACCGTGATCGAGTGGACGCCGTTTTATGTGACAGAGGAGGCTGACTAATGGGGAGAATTATAGGCCGAATTGAACCGACCGAGAGTTTAACCGGAACCCTTGACGGGGCTGTGTATCGTGGATATTCCGCATATCAGACAGCTGTCCAGCACGGATATGAAGGCATGGAAGAGGAATGGCTCGAGTCCCTGAAGGGCAAGAAAGGCGATCCGGGAGATGACGGGTACAGTCCTGAGGTATCTGTGGAGAAGTCCGGGAATGCGACTACGATCACGATCACGGACAAGACTGGAACGACCACAGTGCAGGTTCTCGATGGAGAGAAGGGTGATCCTGGTGACCCGGGAGATCCCGGAGAAACACCGAAGATCACAGCGGAGAGAACCGGAAGCAAGCAGACCACACTGTATGTGGACGGGAAACAGCTCTGTCAGATCCTCGACGGTATGGATGGAACGGATGGAGATAACGGGCACACGCCAGCCCGGGGAACTGACTACTGGACGGAAGCAGACAAGACGGAAATCATCCAGGATGTGCTTGATGCACTTCCTGCAGCAGAGGAGGTGGGATTCTGATGGCAAAATACAGCATTGATGGATCAACCCTGACGGATGTGGCAGATGCCGTCAGGGAACTGGACGGGAACCCGTCGACAATGACACCGGGGCAGATGGCGAACCGGATCAGGGCATACCAGCCTGGAGCGGATACGTCGATCATTGCGGATGAGTATGATGCCACAGCCACGTATACTGTCGGCGAATACTGCACCCATGATGGTGGTCTGTATGAGTGCACGACGGCGATCCCAACGGCTGAAGCGTGGACGGAA